TAGCGACCCTACCCAGTAAATGGCTTCTGCTAAATCCTCCGCAGTTAAAGCGTGGTCTCGTTTTTGCTCTTGGGTATCGATGGTAGCTGGGCAGATATCTGTAATTTTAATGCCAAATTGAGGAAACTCAAGCCTCATGGTGTCAATTAGACCGCGCTCACCCCGCTTGGCGTTTGTGTAATTTCCCCCACCGCGATAGGGCACCTTACCGCCAAAAGAGGTAATGAAGACAATTGTTGGAGATTGCGATCTTCTCATACAGGGTACAAATAGTTGAGATAGGTACATAGGGCCCGTTACGTTTATATCATAGGCTTTTCTAAAGTTTTCTGGGGTTTCATTAATAATGTGGGTTGGGCCAGAACCGCCACCCGCGTTGTTAACTAAAAGATCTAGGGTTATATTTTTGTATTTTTCAAAGAATAGTTCTATTGCTTTAGAGTCTGTTATATCTAGGCGGTATACCTCAACGTTGTCAGATACAAGTTCAGATACTTTAGAGAGGTCTCTTGAAACAGCAATGACTTTGTACCCATTTTCAGACAGGCGTTTAACTGTTGCTAACCCTACACCCTTGCTTGCCCCAGTTACAATAGCTGTTTTCATGCTAATGAATCCAGTGTTGTGGCACCATGAGCTTTTCCCCACTCTTCACTAAATGTGCAGTGTGGTGATACGGAGGAGATGGCGGGAAAACAATAATGCTTCCAGCCTTTGGTTTGATAGCAAAAGTATAATTTAATCCTTTTTCGGCTTTTGCAAAATCTTCTGGGGGCCTTGCCTCTGTTAGTATTCCTCCTGGAGAAGCGATGGTAAAGGATAGTTCTCCACCTTCATAATCGTCGTTTAAGTACATAACAAAAGATACTTTAAGGCGGTCATCGCCCTCTTGTTGGTCAAAGTGTGCCCCCATAAATGTTCCCGCTTTATACTTTTTAATTGGGTACATTGGAAATAGTTTAGGATCCTCTGTAATGCCGTGAGCTGCTGCGTAATCTCTTGCTACATCATCAAAAGCTTTTTGTAATGTAGAGTAAATATAAGTTTTTTGTATATCTGACGGGTCTGCAAAGATACTTTTATCTGTACCATAGACGTACGCCTCTCCACTACACGCCATCCATTCGCCCCAAGGATTTTCATTGTCTTGTTCAATTGCATCAACAAGTTTTTTTGGGTTTTCAATTACGTTTGTGTAATAGTAAACTTTTTCTTCAAGTATTTCTCTATCCATTTAGTGCCCCTTAGTATTTATTATTTTGATAGTGATCTTTTTCTTTAATAAAACCAACAAGAACATATCGTATTGATCCTTCGCCTACGGGTTTGACCCCGTGCTCATATTCTTCATTACCTGGAAAAAATAACATAGTTCCTGGTTTAGGTTTTAGCTGGATATCAAGGTTTGGAAAAAATAACTCGCCGTCCGCGTAGTTATCATTAATATATGCAATTGTGGCGTATTTTATAGATGGATCTGTTTTTTGGTCAGTATGCGATTTTAGCTCTACCCCTGGTTGCATTCTTTGAATTGTTGCAAAGCCGCTTAAAACTAGTTTTGGGTCAGCTTTTATTACCATTGAGTTTAGGCCATCATATAAAGGCCCCTGGATCTCATGATGTAATATATTAAAGTTTTTATCTTTCCAATTTTGAGTAATTTCAAATTTACCTTCAGCAACCAGATTATCTACGTCATCTCTGCCAAATTTTTCCATGCAAAAGTGTTTTAAGTTTGCGTGGTACTCTACTTCCCAATCTTTTTGAGGTGTGCTATGTATAATATCCCAAAAAGTATCTATTTGATCTTGTGATAAAAAGTTTTCAACAGAAAATAGTTCTGGGGTAATCTCTGTAACTACGTACCCGCTATCTATTAACTGTTGTTTAAAAGATTCAATCATTTGTAGTCTCCTTTACTTTGTATTTATTACCCTCTGCGTCTAGTTTCCAACCTTGCTTAAGCAAATCTTGCCACTCTGCTCGTTCAATTTCTTGTTGAGCTCTAGTTTCTTTCATTTCTGCAGCCCAAGCATCTCTTAGCTCTTGCGGATAGTCTGACTCTTCTCTATCATCCCAGAAAGATCCGATGGTGTACCGTACCCCACTCTCTATTAGGGATACCTCGTGCATGTTGTTAAACCCGCCATCAAATACGGCAAGCATTCCAACTTCTGGTTTAATTTCTATGTTTTGACTTGGGAATTTAAGTAGCCCGCCTTTAAAATCGTCATTAAGATATAGAAAACCCGCGTATCGGCTTCTTGTGAACGCGCCTGACTTCCCATGCTCATCTGTATTGTCAGAGTGAATTCTTGCGTATGCTCCTGGCTCCCATTTTTGTGTGTGATACCCAATTTTTGATATTACCTTTGGGTCTAAGTCATGAACTGAAGCAATTGCTTCGTACATTATTTTTTCAATGTCTGAGAATATAGTTGGAGATAGCCCAGCATCAACTACTTCTTTATCGTTGTCTTGTGGCAATACTGAAGAGTATGACTCATAAAATGAAATAGGCATCCAAGAAATTGCCCCGTTGTCTGCTTGAGCGTCTAAGGCTTGAATCATCTTTTTGCAGTCTTCTCTGCTTATAAAGTTCTTATAAACAACTATATCTTTTGTTATTCTTGTTTTGTTTTCCAAGTTCATTGTACTTGTGCTCCATTTAGTTATTTATAAGGGATTTATCTCCAGCAATTAACTTTTCTATTTCCTGTTGAACAAGGTTATATTCTTCTTCAAACACTTCTGGAGTTCTGCCTTCTCCCATAGCAGCAGGGGTTCCTTTAGCTATTAAATCCTCTTTAAGGGTCTTTTCAATATCATAATTTAAAACGGTACATTGGAACCAATTTGCTACAAAGCCATCTTTATCAATAAGATACTTTTCAAAGTTTCCGCCCTGCATTGCACCATTAGCAACAGGTTGATTTAGCCAAGGGGATAGGTACCCGTCTCTATCTGGAATGCCAAGTTCTTTTTGTTTTGCAGCATACGCCAGCATTTGATCTGATATCTCTTTATATAGTTCGTGAGTTTCTTTTCTTGGTTGACCTAATCCGTTTACAGAATCGTCCCCCTTATGATCACTCAGCGCATTAGCACTTTTATTTGGATTTGATGCGACCAGCTCTGAGAACGCAAAAGTAGTTCCATAAACGTCTTTGCCATACTCTTGTGAGTCTAAACCGCAGGTGATACCTTCCGCCCACTTGCCTTTAGTAACGCCAGGGCCACAGTAGTCATTGGTAGGGATAGCAACTACTTGAAAATCATCTCCACCGTACTTATCTTGAAGCCATTGGAGAACTTCCATTTGATTAGCATTGCCACAACCAACTGTTGTATTTGTTAGTAGTGTGACCTTACCTTTAAATTGGTCTAAGAAACCAGGGGCCCCATCGGCCGAGTTAAGCGGGATATCATAAATAGATCTCATAATTGTATTATATCCGTCATTACGGTTGTCTGTCCCCTGTATGTCGGGTTATTTCCCAAAAAAATGGGCATGTAAATCTTAAGCCATTTTTGATTTCAGTAACCCCGTGAATATAGTTTTTATCCCCTGGGAAAAAGTAAGCAGCGCCTTTTTTAGGCTTAAACTGTACGCCCTGTAGTGGGAAGTATAGTTCCCCACCTTCATAGTCATCGTTTAAATAGAACAAACTTGAAAGGTCATAGTTTGGAAAATCATTAGGCGTTCCCGCGTCTGGCCCCTCGTGAAGTTCTTTATCTGCATGAGGGTTTTGAAATTGCCCAGGAAGCCATTTAACAATAGTTGTGCCAGTTGGGTGAACTTCTACTTTATAAAATTCTTCAATAATTGGCCTTAGTCGTTGAAATAGCCCTGCAATTATTGGAGATATCTTTGGGTCATTCTTATCTAAGGTTGGTTGAGTTGCAACCCTATCTTTCCAATAATCTGAGTCATAGGTAACTGTTCCATTCTCATTTGTATGGCTTTGCGTTACATCCCAAATGGTTAAAGATTTGGCAGCTTTCTCTAAAAACTCTATCTCTTCTTGGGTCATGAAGTTTTCTAGCTCGACAATCATGTCTTTGCTATCTCCAAACCAGCCAGACGGGGTCATAGACGGCGCTCGTTTAACTACGGTGTATGAGTCATTGTTCTGTTTCATATGTTAACTATACCATTTCCTATTCGTAGGCCCTCTTGGTCCAGACTTCTTTTTGATATACCCCGCCATCTGGTACACGGTATTTCTTACTATTTTCTATATTGCTATTCATCATTGTTTGTGTTGAAGGGATAGTGGTTTCAGCTTTCCAATCTTCCCTTAAAAAGGGGATCAGCTGAGCATAAGGGGTCCCTGCTGGTAAAACCCCAGCCCAACCCTCTTGTACAAAAAATGGAAATGACCCAGGAAGGTTAACCTCGTCGTTATCAATAATCCCAGAAACTGTCATAATTGGAAGATCATAACGATTAAGAGGCGACACGTATAAAACACTATACCCATCTGGGACTTTTACTGCCCAATCTGGCATCCAAGCAAAGTGATAGTTATAGTACCCCTCTGGATGCCGAAATTGTGGCATAGGGGGCCTTCTAGTTGCAAACCCTTTATACATTGGATCTTCAATTTTAACATCAATCTGCCCAGCGTCATCTAAGAAGAACTCTATGTCGCAAGGCGTAACCAAGCTATAGCCTGTTGTTAAAATATCAAGAATTGCGGGGCAAGCCTTCCATGTAGGGATTTTTCCATAATCGTTGGTTGTACCTTCTTTGGGAAACGGGCAAACTTCTTTTGGCGCTTTGTAGTATTCCCCAGTTGGCATCTTAGCAAATCTATCTGCATCTTTGTACCATTGTGGCATTAATTTTGAAATTGGAACTGGTTTTGATGCGCTTTCTTTAGTAAGCCAAGGCCTATTACTTATAAAATTAATTATTTTCATTATTAAACCTTGTATTATCAATAACACTAAGCTTTAGGTTTTTTACTTCGTGGGCCCCTACTGACTCCCCCTTTTCGTTTACCGCATTTCTATACCAATCCGTCCATTCGCCAAGCTTATTTACTTCTTGAGCTGCTGCTCCGTACGCACTTACAGTGTCATTATATTCTTTAGTATTAACAAAATTAACAATTTCTATTGACTCATCCTTTAGGGAAGTCAAAGATATAGGAATTATAGTTGCTATTGGAGTTCCTGCTTTAATAATGATTTCTTGGTTAGGTATTCTACATTTAATTGCTAATGGAAAATCAGTATTTAAGAATGAAGTTGATATTAAAGAGGATACTACTTCAAAGTTTTCATTAAAATAGTTTTGAGGGGTGATTGTCAATACGCTTACATCCTGAGCAGTTCTTAGAATAAACCCAGTGTTAAAACTAATTGTAGCCTGCCCTCTACCCGTGTAAACGTACTCTGTACCTTCTAAAATTGTTACGTTATCGCTACTTGTATCATTTACGCCATTCCAAATAAACTTTAAATCTATTGGCAAAGAGATAGCCCAACCAATAACATTAGCAGAGGTTACTGGGTGACACCTATAAGCATGGCCTTGAGGGGTTTCATCCATCCAGTCACGCTTAATAGACATTGGCTCTATGTTTAATGCCGTTGGTGTTCTTTTATAAGCTGTGATAATTGGCATTATGATCCAGTTTCTTGATACATTTCTGCGGTATGGTACTTCTCGCTGTAATCAAGCATTGTTACTAATGAGTATTTTGTTCCAGAGTGAACAACCTTTGCTTGGTGCGGGTACATAAAGTTTGACGGGAATAGCACAACATCCCCAGCCTTTGGGATATAAGTTAGCCCTTGAAGCCTAAAGAATAGCTCTCCGCCTTCAAAGTCATCATTAATATAGGCAACTAAAGATAGAGTACAGTTATACGAGAACCCGTGGTCATGGTGTTCCATAAAGTGCTGACCAGGCTCGTACTTGATGTAGTTAAAAGCTTCCCAGTACCTTAAGTTATTAATGTTAAAGCGTTTGCAATAATCCTCTACTGCTAACTTTTGTCTATCATAACAATCTTGCCAAATCCCCTGTAGCTGAGTGGATGCTTCAGATTTATCGTTTTGAATATCTGTTTTTTTAAATTTAAAGTCAACGCAGTCTCTATATTCTGGCATTCTTTGCCTATACCCTACGTAGGCTGGTTGCCAACTATAGTGGGGGTTATCATTTCCTAAAACTTGTTCCAGCCTATTAATGATGTCTAATTCTGTTGGCAGAACGTCGTGGTAAACAAAAATGCCTGGACCAATTTCTTCGTAGCTGCTCCAGGGTGCTGATATTGTAGTTTCTGCATTCATATGTTCTCCTATTTTAGTTGTGGCTCAAAAGGTTTATATCTGTCATAACAACAACACAATATTTTGTTCCTGTTTTCATTGGTAAAGAGGCATGTTCGTAGATATAGTTTGAGGGAAAGATGGCTATATCCCCAACCTTTGGAGTATGCACAAAGTTATCTAATCTTGGAAACTTAATCTCTCCGCCTTCGTAACCATCATTAATATAGATTACCGCAGAAACGGTACAGTTATAAGCAGGGCCGTGATCAGCATGAATATTAAAATGAGTGCCCTCACCTTCATATTTTACAAAGTTAAATGCTTCGTAATATGTAACATTTATGCCCCAGTAGTGGGCATAGTCGTCAATACACAGTTTTAACTTTTGATATATCTCTTCATGAAGGTCAATTAAGTCCGCATTAGACTCGTCCCTTGGCCCTAGGTTCTCTTGTTTATATCTAAAATCTACACAGTCTCTTGCCTTTTTGATCGGTACGTCAGAGTTTGTTACTTGGGCCTCTGACCATTTATATTTGCTACCAGTAGACAAGTTAGACTCAAGCGTGTTGATGTATCTTTTAGAGTCATCTAAAGAAAAAGTATTATGATAAACATTTAGCCCCAATCCTGGGTTGCTAATAGTGATATTGCTTTGAGGCATTAACCTTGCAACCCGATCTGAAACCGTCTCAGACCTATCTTTTGTGAACCAAGGGTTTTCGTTTTCATTATAAATATCCATAGAGCACCCTACCACTTATCAATTGGGCAAGTAGCATGCGCCATAGTAGTTTTTATTTTCATAAAACATCCGCATTTTTTACATTGAGAGGTTAATTTAATTAGTTCAGGGCACGCCTTGCAGATGTCAAATCTATCTTTTGCAACTGACGCTTCCACATATTCTGTGTTTGGGTTTAATAAATCCCAAGGCTTTGCTTTTCTATGCGCTTCCATATCGTTAAGCGCTTCTTTATTTTTTTCTTTATAAATTTCCCACGCTGATTTTTCAGACATCTTATGCTCCAAGTTATAAAAGTTATTTAATTACTTACAAAACCAGTTTCAACAGTGTACGTCCAACCAAGTTGTACATCTAACTCAGCTGGGATCTCTACCGCTAAAGGATGAGATGCCATAATTGACCAAAAACTTTCATCTGAAGCTACAGGTAATACTACTCCATCTTCCGACTCAACTTCAAAAAAGAATTTAGAGCTTTCTTTTTCTGCTCTTTTTGCCTCAGTTACATCTCTAAATTGATAATTTCCAAAGATAATTTCAGGCATAGGGGGCACTAAATTCATTATTTTTTCAACTACGTTATTTAAAATAAAAGCTACTTTAATAAAAGTAATATTTGAAGTTAACAAATCAGGTTCTGCGCCTTGTACAGTAAGGCCCCCATCAAGATTTAAAACCACATCAACACCCTTTCTTTTTGTTATAGTACAAGCATATCATTAATTTGAACTTTAGCAATAAAGATCATAATTTCCACAACCATAGAAACAATAGCTGTAGCAACAGCCATACTCACAACTACCATTACAGCATTGAGCATTGCTAGAACAATTAGCAAATTGGCCTGAACAAGCAGGGAATGAAGGTGGGAAGAATGGTGGGAAAAATGGTGGGAAAAACGGTGGGAAGAACGGGAAGAATGGGAAGTAAGGTGGGAAGAACGGTGGGAAGAACGGGAAAAATGGGAAGAAGGGTGGAAAGAATGGCGGGAAGAATGGAAAGAATGGCGGGAAGAATGGTGGGAAGAATGGAAAGAATGGCGGGAAGAATGGCGGGAAGAATGGGGATAACGTAGTAATAGATCCAGATGCAGCAGAAGCAATGCTTGTGCCGTTAGCGTTTGTTGCGGTAACAGTATTAGTCTGAGAAGTGCCTGCGGTATCATTAATAACAATTGGAGAAGTAGATCCTGTTCCAGATGTACCATCAGAACCAGTTACTGTAAAGCTAGTAATTGTAGATCCACCAGTTGCTGGTGCTGAGAAAGCAATAGAGTTTTGGTTAACTCCAGCAGTTGGAGTTGGGGCAGACATTGTTGCAGGAACTGTTGTTGCGGTAATAGAAGATGAGGCTGTAGATGCCTGAGAGGTTCCCGCAGCATTAGTAGCTGTTACAGTAAATGTGTAGGCTGTGGCAGACTGAAGTCCAGCTACTGTAATTGGAGAAGATGACCCAGTTCCAGTATATCCGCCAGGAGATGAAGTTACAGTAAATGATGTAGCAGCAGGAGATAGTGCGGGCAAGGAAAAGGTAACTGTTGCTGCGCCATTGTTAAACGCCCTGCCTGTTCCAACATTTGTAGCAGATACGCTTGTCGGTGCTAATGGCTCTAGAAAGTCATTAGATGCAGCAGAACGTTTACCCGTCTTCTTAGCCATTTATAATTCCCTATTACGCTGTCAGATCGCCGTAAACAACCCAGGTGTTTGTTGCTCTTTTAAAGAGAGTTGCAGTTGACCACTGTGTTCTAAGTTTTAATCCTGGTGTTGAGTTTACTGTTACTCCAGCATCTCCTGCAATTGTTACCTGACCTGTTGAGGTTTGAAGGATATCAATTGAGGTTCCGACTGGATATGCTACTGCTGCATTTGTTGGAATTGTGATTGTTGTTCCAGATGCTGAAGCAACTTCGATTAGTGAATCTCTTTCAGTTAATGCTGATAGTGTATACGAAGCAGTTTTTTGAATAATTGGTGTACGTGATGGAACACCTTCTTTTGTCTGTGTACCGTC